CCGGGGGGGGCGGGGGCCGCGCGGGCGGCAATGATGTGGTACAAACACTCTATTTCCGAAAAAAATTTTTGACAAAAGAAAAAATTCAAAAATTCAAAAACCGCCATAAATTCGATTTAAGGGGCATAAAATTTCAAGGTGGTATAGTTGGTCGTTTTTGGTATTAGATGCGCTTAGAACGCACGTAAAGTGCCTTAAATTGAATTTTGCGGTTGTATGTATGGTTGCAATTTGTGGTAAATGTTGATTTTTGGTCAAAAAGTGGTATAAAGTTGTGTTAGATTTAGAATTTTTCGGTTTATGATTTGGCATATTGCAAATATGTTATTAATTTTGCGGTGCAAAAAAATCAAGATTTTTATGGCTGACATACAGATATTGGGTTTCATACGTCAAGTAAAGTATTTGCAGGACAGTTGTCTTGTATTTGTTGACGAGTACAAGAATGGATATAGGCGTTCTAGTGATGGCACTTATGTAGATAGCAAATTTTTGTCTTGGGTGTGTATATTTAAGTCGTACTTCAAGAAATACGTAAGTGAGCATTTTGGCAATGGTATGTTGGTTCAGGTAAAGGGTGAGGTATTGCCGTATGCGGTAGAGCATGGTGAAAGTGTTGCTGGTTATACGGTAATGGGTCAGACTTTGAACATGGCGAGTTATCCGAAGTCGGGTGCTAGGGCTGAAATCAAGCGAATCAAGGATGGTGTGATGAATGCTGCTGATGTTGGTGTTCCTGATTTGGGTAGTTATAAGGAAGATGATTTTTAGTTAACTATATAAAATTTAAAATTTGCAAGTTTTATGTCTAAGAAGAAATTGGAGAAAGAGGAATCTGTGATTGTTGATGTAGATTCCGATGTAACTAGTGTAAGTACGACCAATGTAGTCAACGATGCGGTTGATGTTGGTGGTGATGTTGGTGGTGAGGAAAAGCCAAAGAAGTCCAAGAAAAAGGTTTCCGAGGTTGCTTTATTGGGTCAGATTTCCGATTTGGAGGATGCTTTATCCAAGGCAAAGGATGCCGTTGAAAGTGCTAGTGCTGACAATGAGCGATTGGCCGATGAATTGGGTGTAAGTGTTTCCGAGAACAAGTCTTTGCGCAAGGAGTTGACGAAGTTAAAGCAAGATTTCAAGCGTGTACAGGGTGACAATCGTGCAAACAGTGCTTTGGTTGACACTTTGGATTGCGAGTTGGCAAGGCAGAAGACCCGCAACAAGGAGTTGATGGATTCTATTGCGAATTTGCAGGATGGTATGAGGACAAAGGACAAAGCTATTTCGGCAAAGGAGGCTCACATTGCGTCTTTGGATGCTGAATTGTCACGTTACAAGTGTATGTCTTTCTTTGGCAGGTTGAAGTTTTTGTTTTCTGGATACAAGGAACAGTGATGTTCTGAGGTGTTTTTATCTTTTTCATAGACTCTTTTTGTTTTTTTGCAAAAACCCCAACTACTTTCACAAGCGGTTGGGGTTTTACCTACTTTTCTATGGTTAAGTAAGTTAGGCAAAAATCAGAGAATCGAATCCATTACTACAACTGTCGTCATATTTTTATTCCACGTACACTGTTTCTAGGCAGTGCAATGTTATTGTTCCCAAGGCGTAGTTCGCTTCTTGGTTTCTTTTAAGTTTCATTGTTGTTGGTTCGTATTTGTCGAGGCACACGCAATGTGCTATTACGTTGTTTTGGTAGGACGTTTTAATCCACACATCGGTACTTGTCATAAAGTGTACGAAGTTGTCGTGTTGTATTTTCACGTCTATTCCAGTAAGTTCGTTGGCAAATTTTTGGTGAACCATGAAGGTGACTTTTATGTCCACGTTTTTCCTTATGATTTGCGGGTTTCCTTGTTCGTTCAAGGTTGTAATCATAAAGTCTTCCGTTTCCGAGTCCACCCATTGTGCGGTATATACGTTTACCGCTTCGCCTTTTGCCGCTACACCTTCAACGGCAAGTATTCGTACACCGTTGAATTTTTGTGCAACGTCCTCAAACTGGTCAGTTGGCTTGTTTTTTATGAAGTATGCTTGTCTAAGTTCGTTTGTAGGCATAGTGATTTACAATCTAAGTTGTTTTCGGTGTTGTTTTATTTTTTGTGTAAGGCAGAACTTGCCGAGATTGACTTTGCAATCGTCACTATACTTGTAGATAGTGATGTGGCAAGTTTCGTCAGCGTCTTCTATTGTAATTTCGCTATTGTCGAAAAGCATAATGATTACGCTGTTGAATCCATCGCAGTTGATGTGTAGATTTGATGAGCATCCGCAATAGATTTTTGTTGCTTTGCACGATGTGATTGAAAGGTTTGGTATAGATGTCCACATTGTGCAAAATATGTCGTCAGAAAGCGTCAGATTGCCGTTAAATCCGACATATAGTTCGGTCTTGTATTGTCCTTCCACTCCGTCAACGTCTATACCGATATATTTTCCGTTGATGTAGTCTTTGAAGTTGTCTAGGATATAGTTTTTGCTTAGTCCTTGACCGTTGTTGCAATAGGTAAGGAAGTGCGGCAAGCATTGTTGCATTAGCGCAAGCCTTACTAATTTCTCTTTGTCGTTGCCTGCTGCTTGCCAATGACCTTTGTATTCGCTGCAAAGGCCATTGACAAGAGCCGCTTTTTGATATTTGAATAGTTCGTCCATCGTTTGTGTTTGCAAAGATAGCACAAAATATTGAAATTAGTTGGCCAATTCCACTCTAAATGCTAGTCCGCTTGCATTTAGTACGCCAGTAAGCACATTTTGTATTGTCATTTGCACTTGGAATGATTGTTGTAGTTGCAACAGGATTTGAGCGTTTGTTGCAATCGTCACATCTCCACCGAAGTTGACAAGAATGTCACGGATTTGGGTCAAGAGGTCGCTATGCAGGTACACTTGTTGCGATACTCCGTTCATATATGCTTCAAGTGCGCCAGCGGTATCTTCGGTTATGCCTTGGATGCCTTGCTGCAATGCGGAAAGTTTAGCATTTTCTTTGTCTTGGCCAAATTCGATGCCAAACATATCCATCAATGCCTTGAAACCATCCATTACACCTTGTTTTCCATCAGCAACCATATCTCGAATTTCGTTCACGTCTTCTGGTGTAGGTGCTATGGCGTTGTTGTATTCGTTGATAGCATCATTCATTTGTTTGTCAAGGCTATCACGTTTAGCATACAACTGTTCTAGGTATTTTTTCAATCTTAAACGTTCGCCAGGGAAAGCATATTCCATGAAACTTTCTGCGTCTTCGATTGCTTGGTCTATTTTGCTTTTCTTTTTTGTAAGCGCATCAATTTTGGCTTGTGCAGACTTTGCGTCTTCGCTTTCTACCTTTGTTGCTTTAACTTGGTCGAAGATTTGGTTGACAAAATCACCGATAAGCCTTGAAACAATGGCTTTCATAATCATGTTGTCAATCATGTCTTCGAATGAATCTTCAAAGACTTTCATATAGTCTTCGCCCGACTTAAATGCTTCAATCATTGACTTGACTAAATTTTCTGCAAAGTCACCAACGGATGAAATTCCAAGCAAGTCGTTGACTATTTCATCGGTAGTATTGGCTATTTCGTGGCGCAAGTCGATAATTTCTCCTTTAAGCGAAAGTATCGCTTCTTCGTCACGATTTTTGCTATCTCGTGATTCTTCTAGTTGAAGTTGGTATTCAAGTTGAGCGAGTTGCAACTTTTTGTTGGCAATCAAGGCTTGTTGCGCACCGTATTTTGCAGTGCCGAATGCCTTTTCAGTTGCATATTCGAGCTGTTTGTATGCAAGTTCAAGATTTTTGACGGCAACTTGGCTGTCTTTGATTTTCTCTACAATAGAGTTGTCGCCACTTGCCCACTTGATGATTTTCGGTATCATGTCGGTAACTCCGCCAATGATTGCGCCCCACCAGCCGCCCCAAGTTTCAGCACCTTTTTCAGCGGCTTCAAAGTTTCCAACGATGTCGGCGGTTATGTCTGCGGCTTTTTTTAAGCCTTCGTCACCAATGGAATCTGCAATTTCTTTGAAAGAATCAGAAATGCTTCTTGCGGCCTTTGTGTATTTTGATAAATCGCCAATCCAATCGCCAGAGTCTTGCTTACCTGCTTCGTTTTGCAACTCAATCAGTTCACGCAACTTGTTATTATATTCTTCAAGTTTTTCTTCGTCTTCAGCAGTCAACCAACCGCCTTGTTCCCACCATTTGTCTTGCAAGGTTTTGATTTTATTTTCGAGGTCTTCGATGTCGGGTTCAAACAATTCCATACGTTCTGCTGATTCTTGTATTGACAAAGAAATCGCAGCGAATGGGTTGTTTTTGCGTAATTCCTTATACATCTTGCGAATAGCATCATTTACCTTTTTGATTTGCTTGGGGTCAAGGTATTTTGCCGAGTTTTTGTATTGTAGCAATTTTTCAATCAGAATTTGCAATGCTGTACTTGTCAATTTGCTCAAATCTCCAGTAGCGGTAATCCATTCGGCAGACTTTTGGAACTCATTGAAGTCAAGTTGTGCATATTCACGTTTTTCCATCAAGTCGATAGCATCAAAGATTTCTTTCTTTGCGCCCATTTTTCTTGCGATTTCACGCTCTTTTTCGGCTTTTTGTTGGATTTGTTTTTTCTTTACTTCGTTTTCTGAATACTTTTCGAGCAATTTCTCCCAATCCTTGATAGTTTCCCTTGTTTCTTTGGTAACAAGGTCACGCGCTTCCTTTTGAGTCTTTCTTATGCTGTCCTTAAAATCGCTTGTTATGTCTTGTCCAGTTCGTTTTGCCCATTCATCAATATCATCGTGCAAAATATCAAATTGATTCATCAAGTCTTCTGGGTCGATGTCAATTCCTTCACCAAAAGTTGCTTCGGCGATTGATTTATCAACAGATTCTTGCATCCTGTCTATTGCTTCTTGTACGGTTTTTGGCAATTTTTCGGTATCAATGCCAAATGCTTCGGCAAACATTGCGCCCAATTCGGGATTTGCATCAAGTTCAACACCGAGTTCGTATTCTTCCTTGATTTTACTCAATTCGTTGTTCAAGCCATCGGTGATTTTTTTCATGTCGTATTCCTTGGCTTCAACGGTGATTTTCTGGATTTCCACTTCAAGGTCTTTCAAGGAACTGGTCTTTACCTTGCCTGATTTCATCAGCGTGTTAAGTTGCTTTGTCAAGGCATTAAGCAACTTGTGCGGGTCGCCACTGCCTACAAAGTCCTCGGCTTTGAAATTTGATATGCCGAATTTGGAAAGGGTAGCATTGATGCTTTTCAGCGTTTTGTCATATCCGCTTGATGCTATGGTCAGCGCATCGGTGGTGTTTACACCAGCCTTGCGCAACTTGTCGTAGTTGCTTTGCATTTCCTTGATGACCGACAATTCTTGGCTTAGTGCCTTGGCAACGGCATCTTCGGCTTTCTTTTGTTCACGCTTGGTAGCGTTGTTAGCCTTGTTAGCAGCAGCCGCTGCTTTCTTAGCCTCTGCCTCTGCTGCACTAGACTTGCCACCCCTTGCTGTTGCTTTGTTAAATTCCTCTTGTGCCGCTGTTTGCTCTTTGATTAACTTTTCACGTTCATCGTAAAGTGCATTTAGTGAATTGTAGTCTTTTTGTTGTGTTGCGATGTTGATTTTGGCATTGACATCATTAAGCCTTTCAGTTAACCTTTTTTGCTTAGTATAGGCATCGTTAGCGGCTTTGTCCAAGTCAGTAAGTGTTTCATATAGTGACTTGTTCGTGCCAGTACCGATAATCAACTCGATAAATATCTTCATCTTGTTGGCATCATTCACCCATTTTCTAAGATTGTTGAATGTGTCATCTTGTGACAACTTGTTTTCTTTTGCAAACTTGTCGGCCATGTCATTAACAAATGACTTCCACTCTTTACTAGAATAGTCTAGTGCTTGTGTTCCGTTTTGCGTCATTTTGTTGTACATATTGCGGACTTGTGTGTCATGGGTGTTTGTCAGCCACTCTGTGAACTCATTCCACAATATTCGACCACGGCCGTTGTTTTGTTCCCAATTATTAAGTTGTGCCTTATCCCTATCTATTTGAGCCTTAATAGCAACCCTAGTCTTGCTGTCTTCGGTGTTTTTATAGGTATCCAGTTCATTCTTTACCCTTTGCTCTAAAGCCTCTTTTGCAGCCTTAGACCTATATCCTTCAAATTCAAGTTGGAAGTTCAAAACATCTTGTGGTTGCCAGCCTTTATCAAGACCTTCTTGAACTATTTTTTTACCCATTTGACCAAAGAACTCATTGATGGCATCGGGATTACCGAGCCAATTCTTGTCTTTGGCAAATTGCATCATGGATTCATAGGTTTCATCAAGGCTGTTCGTCAAACCCTTCAATGACTTAGATACCCTGTTGGGTATTTCTTCCATTGTCTTGCCTGATTCCTCCATCTTTTTATTTAAATCGGACAGGGATTCAGTGTAACGCGATACTCGTTGATATAGGTTTCTAGTATTTCCAGCAGCAAAGACATCAGCAAAACTAGATTCCCTATTGTTG